GATCGAGGACGAAGCAGCCCAAGCCAAGTTAGCAAAAACCTTAAGTAACGTCACCGGCGCTACAGATAAACAGATAGCAGCCGTCGAATCACAGATACTTAAAACATCCCTTTTGACTGGCGTAACAGACGATGAGTTACGCCCAAGTTTTGAAAGATTCTTACGCGCCACAGGCGATTCAGATAAGGCACTTCAATTACAGACTACCGCGCTTGATGTCGCGGCTGGTAGTGGTAAATCACTCGAGGCCGTCACCAACGCATTGGCTAAAGCCCAAGAGGGCAACACCGCGTCATTGGTAAAACTGGGCGTAGGTCTTACAGCAGCAGAACTCAAGACAATGTCGATGGAAGAGATCACGGCAAAACTTGCTGAGACCTTTGGCGGTCAGGCATCAGAACAGGCCGACACATTTCAAGGCAAGATGCAACGTCTTAACGTGGCATTTGCAGAAGGTAAAGAAACCGTCGGAGCCTTTGTATTAGATGCCATTACGCCAATGGTTACTAACTTTGTTAATGAAGTTATACCGGCGGTTCAGAAGTTAGCAGAGGAAATAGGGCCAAAATTAACCCCAGTATTCACAGCCCTTACGGATTATATTCGCGATTACGTAGTTCCTACACTTAGATCAATGTGGGCATTTATTACCGAGTTTGTTATCCCAGCGATCTCAGCGTTTTTAACGCCGGTAATCGATGGCCTTAGATCAGCCTTTGAAAAGGTAACTGAAAAACTTACAGAGAATGAAGAAAAGTTAAAACCGCTCGTAGCGTTATTTAAGACGGTTGCCGCCTTCGTGCGAGATTTCTTAGCCCCAGTAATCGGCACACAATTAAAATTTGCCTTTAATGCCTTGGGTACGGCTCTCAGTATTATCATCGATAATTTTGCGACGCTCGTCGATACGGTTAATAACGCGTATAACGCCATTAAAAGACTAGTTAAATTTATTGACGAAAACCCACTAGCATTAGGATCGACTGGCGTGGCTGGTTTTGGCTTGCAAAAGTTATTTGGTGGAGGCAGGGCTATGGGTGGCCCAGTTAATGCCGGCACTAGTTATATGGTCGGAGAACGCGGCCCTGAGTTATTTACGCCTAACACTAACGGCACTATCATTCCTAACAATCGTCTTAGCGCTAGCGCCATGGGTGGCACAGTTATCAACCTAACCGTAAATGGCGCGATAGATAGCGAATCAACTGCTCGCCAGATCGTAACAATCCTTAACAACTCTTCCGCTAGAGGCACACTAGGCGCAGGGCAACTAGTCTTCCCATGACATTATATACACCTAGTTACAAGGTATTTATAGCGGGCGTAGAACTTACAGACGTCACTATTGCAGACCTAATTATTACTTCTGGGCGCAACGATATTTATCAGCAACCCGTCGCGGGTTATTGCCAATTACAACTTCTGAACTTTGATAATTCAGGATATAACTTTACTATTGGATCAAGCGTTACCGTAGAGGTTACAGATTCCACAACCTCTTTTATTCCTATTTTTGGCGGGCTGATATCAGATTTTTCAATTACGGTTAATAAGGCGGGTGATCTAGGCTATACAACCGTTGCCAGCATCACGGCGCTGGGAGCGTTATCTAAATTACCTAAGATTATCGATCCAGCAATTTTATCTCAGGACTTTGACGGGGATCAGATTTACACCCTACTTAACGGTTACCTATTAGGTTCATGGAATGACGTTCCACCGGCTACAACTTGGGCGACTTATAACCCCACCGAAACTTGGGCGAACGCCGCTAACGTAGGTCTTGGAGAGATCGATCAGCCGGGAGCCTATGAACTTATCTCTAGGTCGTCTAGCGATACAGACCTTTACTCGATATGTACTGCCATTGCTAACTCAGCCTTTGGCGTCTTATACGAGGACGCTCAGGGCAGAATCGGGTATTCGGACGCCACACACCGCCAAGACTACCTAGCCAATAACGGCTATACGACCCTTGACGCTAACCACGCTAACGGGCTTGGGCTGTCGGTTACAACCCTTGCAGGAGACTTACGAAACTCTTATACGATCACTTATGACAATAACGCTAACCAAAGTTATACAGCCACAGATACGGAAAGCCAACAACTTTTCGGCGTTTATTCTCAGGCCTTTACTTCTCGTATTAAAAAAACAGTAGATGCAGAAGATTTTGCTGATAGATACATCGCCTTACGAGCCTTCCCTTACGCCAAGTTTCAGAATATAACCTTTGTTCTTGGAAACCCTGAGATTGATGATTCCGATCGAGATGCCCTTATCAACATATTCTTAGGCCAGCCAGTCTGGATTCAAAACTTACCGCCTAATATCTCTAACGGATCATTCCAAGGCTATATCGAAGGTTGGACGTTCAGAGCCAGCCTTAACAATCTCACCGTAACATTCAACGCATCTCCTATAAACTTTAGCCAATTTGCGGTAAAATGGGAACAAGTAGACCCGTTAGAATCATGGAACACCCTAAACCCTAGCCTAACTTGGCTTGATGCGATCGGAGCAGTAGCGTAATGGCAACAACGACCCCTAACTTTGGTTGGACGGTTCCAACCTCAACCGACCTAGTAAAGGATGGCGCAACCGCTATCGAATTACTCGGTGATTCCATTGATACGTCATTGGTTGATCTAAAAGGCGGAACTACTGGCCAAGTCCTGGCTAAGGCATCAAGTACCGATATGGATTTCTCTTGGGTCGCAGTCGATCCATTGGTAATTCTTGACGCCAAGGGCGATCTCATTACCGCTACCGCAGCCGATACACCGGCACGACTTCCAGTCGGGGCGGACGGAACAGTCCTAACCGCCGATTCATCGCAAGGCACAGGTCTAAAATGGGCTGCGGCCGCCGGTGGCGGTAAAGTTTTACAAGTAGTAAATGCTACTTATTCAACACAGACATCAACAACATCAACTACTTTTGCTGATACTGGCTTGACTGCCACAATTACACCTACATCCGCTACATCTAAGATTTTGGTATTTGTTAATCAGGTTGGATGCCATAGAAACTCTGGTACTAACGGGGCCTTGCAATTAAGACTACTCAGAGGCGCGACTTCTATTGTTACTTTTGAAAAGTATTTGGGCTATAACGGCGGAACTGTTGAAATTAACGCAGGATCAGCCTCTACTACCTATCTTGACTCTCCAGCAACGACATCTGCAACAACTTACAAAACCCAACTGGCTACAGATTTAAGCGGTTTTACTTTGGCAGTTCAAGCCAACGGCGGAACATCAACGATTACACTCATGGAAATAGGTGCATAATGGCTACAGGTGCAGAAGTATTATCAATGTTGATTCCTCAAGGTGGCTGGGTTATTACAGGCAATGATTTTAAGGGTATCGAATTTATAGAAGCAAAGCCAATTACTAAGGCTGAATTTGAGGCTGGTTTTGCTAAAGTCGATTCTTGGAAAGATCAGGAAGCGGCAAAAGCATCTGCCGCAAAAACTGCATTACTAGAACGCCTAGGCATTACTGAAGATGAAGCGAAATTACTTCTCGGATGAAACCTGTTTTATGCAAGGCTGGGCAACAGTTGCGCGAGCAATTCGATGACACCTTCCCAGATCGTGATAGGCGTTCCGATGGCTGGATCGGCGATCAACGTCATTCAGCGCGTCCTAGTGACCATAATCCTGATCCAAAGGCTGGGATGGTTGTCAGAGCGATTGACATCGATCGAGATGTACATAAGTCAGGCAAGCCCGACCTCATGCCCGATATTGCAGATCAACTTCGACTCGCCGCCAAACGTGGCGAGAAGCGGATTTCCTACATTATCTTCGCCGGTCGCATTGCATCGCCTCGCATGGGCTGGCGCTGGCGTAAGTATTCTGGAAGCAATCCACATAACGCTCATTGCCATATCTCTTTCACTACAAAGGGCGACACGGATAGTTCGTTCTTTAATATACCGCTACTAGGAGGCAAGTAAATGGAAGCAATCATCTACGCAACTTTAGGACTGATCGCGATTCCAGTAATTCGTGCGGCGATTAAGTCATACCGAGCCAAGAAGGCCGTCGGAGATATCGTCGCAGATGCGTTAGAAGCGGCAGTAGATACAGTCGAGAAGAAGAAATGAGCCAGAACGACTTCTTCACTCTTTACTTTGCAAGCCTTGCCGTAATCGGTGGCCTTGCTGGGTATGTGATCACACACTTGCTATCTGAAATTAAGCGCCTTAACTCGCGTGTCGATGAGATTTATAACATCCTTCTCGAGCGATAATTTTCGACATGGCTAAGAAAAAGGTCATCGACCTAGATACTTATAACGCTCTAGATGCATACGCTATATCTATGCATGAGTTTTATAAGTCTTTGCGTCGTGCTGGGTTCGCGGTTGATCTTTGCTTAGCAATCATTACAGATCGCGATTCTTACCCAGACTGGATTCTGCCATCGATCCCCGACCGAGTGGATCGCCTACCTTATGAGGATGACGACGAGGATTAAATGAAGCGAATAGTCATAGTGAGCGACCTTCAAGTGCCGTTCCACGATAGACACG